TCACCGATGCCTGTACCGTAGATCTCAGCCATAAGCTCGATCTGGTCAATAGCCTTCTTGATCTTGTCTTTCTTGAAGTCTTCCATCAACTGAGCACGGATAAGCTCTACATCCAAGTTGTTACCGTTGACATCCTGAATGTCATCTTCAATGTCAAAGAATTCACCTTGACCGAAGATAGCTTCCATGATCTCAGCATGTCGAGTCTCTACAGCTTGCTGAGTGGCAGGACTGATGATACGACTACGCTCAGAGTCTCTGGTTTTGTCAGCAGCATCCCAAACACCACGGAAGATACGCTCGTATTCTTCCCAAAGGTCTTGAAAGTTAGTGTCTCTATGGTCACGCCACCTGTCACAGTGGTCAACAACCCAAGAAGTTAACTCACGCTCTTCCTCAGTAGGCTCTTCGTAGAGGCTCTCAGGCGGCTTGTCGTTATAATCGTCCATCAATACCCCGCTATTTTGTCAAATATTTCGTACTCATCTTCTTCATAGTCCTGAAGATAAGGAGTAACAGCTAATTGATCCACATAGGATAGAGCATCAACCAAGTCATCATGCACTCCTGCTGTAGGGAACATGATCAGCTGGTCTTTAAACTCTTCCCAATCCTCATCTTCGTTAAAGCTGACACGACCGTGTTCCATGCGTCCCTGAAGACTCCACACAACTCTTTCAGCCTTTTTCTTGTTACCGTGCGTTAAATCAGTTACGTGTGCGTAAATATTATTCTTTCGCATCAAATCTGTCAAATACGGTAACACTGCATTCTTTAGTGATCCACGCTCAATGCCTATTCCGATAGGTTGATAGTCTCTGATGGACTTCAGGATGTTCACAGCAGTGGTTCTGATGTCCCACCGTCCATGCTCAATCTTTTTTACCCACCAGTCACCATTGTCAGTTACTTTGACAATAGCAATAGCTGACTCATCTAAACGCTTCTTGGCTGCACTAGCAGTAGAACCTACGTCCTCAAAGCCTGCTAAGTCAATAGCAACGACATAAGATCCATACTGAGGCTCTGGTGCAGTCTTGAACCATTCTTGCTTGAAGACATCAGCACCAGCGTTATCAAAACTACTCAAGTATTCCTGCTTAAAAGCAAAGGAACTTAGTGTACGTTTAGCAGCCTCAATTTCCTTAGGATCAATAGTCTCGTTGTCTTGGGTGGTGAAGTGCCACGCTTTCCACTCTACATCTTCTTCCGACAACCCTAGTTTATATACATCGTAGAACCAGTTACGACCACTAGGCGTAGAGATGAATAGTGCTCTACCCTTCTTGTCTGACAGTGCAGCACGTAAGATCTTTTCCCATACGTCAGGCTTAATGAAGGCACATTCGTCTAGCACTAGGTATGTTAAACTCACACCACGCAGACTGTCAGGATTGTCTGCACCTCTGATCAGAATCTTTCTACCATTGATAAGACTGATCTCAAGATTGTTAACGTGACTACTCTTGATGACAGGCCTACCAAGCTCATGCAGCAGATCCCATATAATTGTCCGGGCTTGTCCCAGCGTAGGAGCCACATACATGACATGACTGCCCTCAGGACAGTTTAAAGCCTCTATGAGCAGCGTTACTGCCGACAACCTAGACTTACCACACCGACGACCAGCAGCTACAACCTTGAAGCGTTTATCGCTTTTGAAGACTTCTTGTTGCCACTTGAGTAATTGGAAGTTAAGACTGGTCATCTATAACCTCCTCTTCCCGTTCGGTATAATCTACGTCACTAACGTCATAAACTTGTTCAGAACTTACCGATGGGGAATTCAAGCCACTGATGTTGATGCTGATTTGAGGCACACCATTGCCACCCTTAGAAGACACATCAAAGGCACTGATGGGTGCAACTCTGTCAATAACTAACTTCCAGGCAGCAGCTTGATTCTTATTCTCTGGATCTAGTGCAGCATCAAAGATAGCCTCTAAGACCTTAGCACTCTTAGGTGATGCAAGCATACGCTGTACGTAGCCATCAATGATTGCTTTGGTGCCCTTAGGTCTACCAACAGGTCTATTCTCTTTAACTGCTGCTAGGTCAGACTTAGTTGGTCTGCCTTTCTTGTTGCCTGAAGGCTTAGTCATGTCTTTATCCTTTTCGGAGACGGTATTGTGAGCGGTAGCTTAAGTATAGTAACTATAAAGTTCTGACATGCTTCATTAACGTCAGGGGGTTCCTAGTGAACTATCCCTAATGCTTACTTATGATTCATTGTCAGACCTTTGTTTGTATCAGAACAGCCGCCTACTGTTCGGTTTCACTGAGGCCCCTGTCTTGTATTCATCGTACAAGAGTACATATCATAGCACATTTTTAACATTTTGTCAATAGTTTTTTAACATTTATTTTTAGTAGATGTACATTGTTGTTTTTATACAACACTAGTTACTCATTGTTGTTGCATTGCAACATTGAGGGTCTACTCTAAAGTCCCCCATCCAGGGTGTACGGATTCGACTTCTTAGACTGCCTCTTTTTTAAGCACTGACAAGGACTTAGCTGATGTCTTGCATGATTGGTTGCATGAAACTTTAATGACAATTTATGTCACTTTGTAACACTTTTTTGTAACTCTTTCTACTTTTTTATCAGGAAGTCGTTCTAGTTTTACTTTTTTGTAAGCGTTAGTGGTTCCATCAACAATTACTCCGAAGCCCTGACCCCTCCCCCGGTCTTCATAGCAACATCGTCAGTACACTGATGATCAGTACACACATCGTACGTACACTGATGAACTCAGCAGTCACAATATAGACTGAGCAGTTCAATCATCATACGATTGGAGGATCATGCAAGAATCATGCCAGGTTACTGGGGTGAAAGGCAGTGGTGGACCCTCTAGAGGATACTAGACTGACACACCACAGTGCTCAGGCCATCGGTGTTTCACGTGAAACAATGCAGTCACCAAAGACCCTACAATGCACTCAACAATACTAGGGAAACTACCTAGAAAATAATTGTTGACAGTCGAAAAAGCCGTGATAAGATGTAAACAAAAAAGCCCGCAAAAAACCAACCTAAGGATTCAAGATGATCACCGCCAAGTACAGCTTTTACGTCACTACACAACTGCCGGCCGGGCCAAGCGCCGACGAATGCACCATGTTTGTGGACTTCGATACAGACAATGAAGACCAAGCCGCAGAGTTGGCGGAGCGAGCCATTAGCGAAGGCGGCTTTATCACTCTCCCTGAGAATTTCATTCCTGGAACCTTGATCATCTCCCTTTAACCTCAACAGAACCTAAGGGTTTACACCTAGGGCATCAAGTACACTGGTGCCCTACACTGTAAGCCTTCCTCAACCCTGATACACTGGAGAACCTACAATGTCTATGAAGTATGATCTGATGACAAACGAGCATTGTCCAACAAGGATAGCATACAATCTTACAGAAGATCAAGCGAAACAATGGCTTTCTGAGAGAGGTTATCGAGTGATTAGTGAGTGGCGAGTTGGTCTTTACTTGACCGAACTCACAGTCGAATACATCCGTCATCGTTGCTAAGGAGCCCACAATGTCCAAAGCATTCACCCTTGCTGATTGTGTCTTTGCCGTGGCCTACGGTATCACCCTGGGTCTGTTGATTGCAGCGTTTATCTAAACCACCAAAGGAGTCTAATCATGTCAAACAATGTTCATCTTCTGTTGTCCGATGCTCGTGGTACTTTCATACCTCGTGATTTTGTTGAGGGGTTTGATGTTACAGAATGGGGCCTCGATCCCTCTGCATGGTGTGTGACAGAGTGTCAGAATCCAGACTCTGAAGCATACTGGGATGCGTGGTCAGAGATCCTGGATCGTGCCGCACTTACTAAAGACGGTAAGCGGTACACTCTCTATCAAGATGGTGATTTGTGGGCTGTTGCCTACGATGATATGACAGACGAAGAGAGAAAAGAATTCTTTGGTGATTATTGACAATCCATCCTCCTAAGGCATACACTAGTGTGCCTTATCGGATGCGTTGTGCATCATCATTGTCAACCCTTCAAAGGAACCACATCGTGTTTACTCGCGTAACCCTCTCTGACTTTCGTGATGCCTTCCGTGCCGCTGGTCGCAA